TACGACTCGCGCCGTATGGTATAGCCTTAGCCATCTCCTGCCAATCCACTATTGTGCAACCAAAAATGACTCGTTAAACATCTCTGAGTCCATGATCTCCCATGTATGTGTTTCTGTTTCGATCACAAGAAGTACATCTGAACTAGCAATGACTACTGAGTCATATCCCTCATCAGAGATGGCTAGGTTGTTTCCCTCAAAGGACTCAACTGTTAGACCTATTTCATTAGCTAGCTTACGAATCGAGGCCTTGCCTTGTGCGGCTACATAATTACCACGTGGTATTGCTGAGTAAATCATTCTGTTTCTCCATCTGCTGTGTAATAGTGACCAGTAGCTTGAACGTATGTCCAACCACTTAACTTCTTGCGTTCCTCATTAGAATACACACGGCGCATTGGGTTCAATCCAACCCGTGTTCCATTAGCCCATATTAATGTGCATGGCTGACGCACATCCCCGGGAATTTCTAGGACGCTCTCTTGCTTGTCTACATAACCTGAGTCAGCAACAAATGAGATATAGTCCTCTTTATCCATGATGAATGACGGTTCCATGTGTCCCTGCCAGTAGCCAATGCACTGGATGGGTTCATTATTCAAGTTACCGAGGGCACGTGCTGTATCTACATGACGCATGAACCTAGCAACTTTATGCCAATCAGTGTTGTTGTCGATGGCGAAACAAATCTTATTCTTAAACATCTTTATTCTCCTTGGTTTGTATTGAAAGGCACAGCCCGCTGACTGTTCTTTTGGCATTTAGCCTGTGTGAGTGGATCAGGTCCACTGTGCCTATCAATACAGCCCCGAAGGGCTGCACCTCTACTATTTGTTGTCCCGTACTGTACGGTGGATGTCGATCAGCCCACGGGCCACGGTCTCGATATTATCACGAGCGATACCGATGTCGTTTAGCTCTGCATCAGATAGGCTGTGCAGTTCATTGAGGGTTGCGTTGATGTTGCGGCGGCGGCGTAGTGCCTCGCTGATAGCTGTTACCATATTAGTCATTCTGTTTTACCTTTATGTTTTTACCTAAAGCCTTGCAGATTTCTTCCATAGTCATTTCTACAGTAGGGTTAGTTTTAGCTTTGTGCCCCTCTTCTGTAAGTTCCTCACCGTCTAGGTACCAATACTTAGTACCACTAGCAAACTCAACAGCAGGGCCATCTTCACGATGGTGCTTACCGTTTAAGTACCACTCCTTACTGCCATTAGCAAACTCAATGGCAGGACCATCCTCACGATGAAGCTTACCGTTTAAGCACCAATACTTAGTACCATTAGCCCACTCCATAGCAGGTCCATCTTCACGATGACGCTTATCGTTTAGGTACCATTTCTTAGTACCATCAGCATATACTTCTACTTCATACTTAATCATTTTGTTTAACCTTTACGTTTTTACCTAAAGCTTTACAGATTTCTTCCATAGTCATCTCTATAGTAGGGTTAGTCTTAGCTTTATGTTCTTCTTCCGTAAGTTCCTTATTGTTTAAGCACCAATGCTTATAACCATCAGCATACTCAATAGCAGGTCCATCTTCACGATGACACTTACCGTTTAAGTACCACCACTTAGTACCATCGGTATACTCAACAGCAGGGCCATCTACACGATGAAGCTCATTGTTTAGGTACCAATACTTAGTACCATCAGCCCCCTCAACAGCAGGGCCATCTACACGATGAAGCTTATCGTTTAAGTACCAATACTTAGTACCACTAGCATGCACTTCTACTTTATACTTAATCATTTTGTTTCTTCCATCATTTGTTCATTAGGATCGTCACGAATTGCTCAGTAGTATGACTTACAAGTCATATCAGTATGTGCTTTTAATTGAATTGGATTGCAAGCCACACCAAGAAACCGATCAGCAATACAGGGGCGATGTCAGCATCGACGTTTTCAAGACCAGAAATCATTGGCTTTGCTCCATCATGTTAAATATCTTACTACGGGCCACCTCAATATACCTGCTATAACGGGTCACAGCCTCATAGTCTATTTGTTTGTCTTTATGTATCTCCATGCTATGCAGCTTGCTATACGTTTCGAGGTTATCCATAGCAGCAAAGAGTTCCTTGCTTTGTGAATAGGTCATTAGAATGCTCCTAGAAAGAGGGCAGCGCCCGATATTACAAAGATGCAAGCCAGCATCACTAGCTCTGATATGAATGTGCGGATACGGTATTTCATTTTGTGTACTCCTTGCCACGTAGGGCAGCTTGATTGATTAGGTGTTGGCGGGTGATTATCTTTGAGCGGTCGAATTGCACATCCATTGCATAACCCACACCCATGCCTTTGATATCGCCACCGCGCTTTGACAGCCAACGCTTGCCAGTGTTTTCGTCTAACTTAATACGGCTCATTGTCTTTGTCCTCGATTGGTTATGAATAGGCACAGTGAGGGAGGGCACCGTGCCTACGCTAATCAATCCTCTTAGTGGGCGGGTTCTACTTCAACAGTAGCACGCAGCTTGGCAAGCAATTCAAGGTCAACTTCTTGTGGTGCGTCCACAAGGGCAGCGTCGGCCTTCTTGAGCACAGAGGCTAAGAGCTTCTGCAGGTCAAAGGCAACGTATGCCTGCTCTGGCTTGAACTCTGTCCACATGATGGCCTTGGCACCTGCTAGGTCAGTCTTCTTCTCTTTGCTGAACTTGAATGCCTTCGTGGCTTCGTCGTATTCAGCCTTTGAGAATGTGCCAATGAAGTCACGAAGAGCGTTCACACGGCTACCTTGTGGCATGGCTTCAACCAGTGTATTAGCTAGAGTAATATCACCATGCTTGCCGATATGCTGGATAACCGAACAAGCTGCGATTTGGATCATGTTATCGAGCTTCTTACCAGTTGAACGAATGTCCTCGATTGCGGATACGATGTCGGATGTTTTTGTGAAGAGTTTCATTTTTGTATTTCCTTTGATTGCTAAACATAACGCACCTCATGGTACGCTATGCAATGCAATCACATTGCAACAGACTGTGGTATCACATCGCTTGTGTGCCTAACCGCTGTACTAATCCACCCTAGAGCTTCATACATCCACCCTAGAGCTTCTGCGTACTGATTAGACCGATCCAGTCCATCCATCTGCTCTCTAATACTAGGGGCATTCAATCCCCCTGCACCATCCACAGGCCCTGTCACACAGGTTTAAGTAAGAACCACTCATTTGGGAGTGGGTTAGTGTCTTAACTCTAGGATATCTCGGCTTATCCTGTCAACCTCTTATTTCGTGTGACCCTCTTGATTACTAGGCCTTGCAGGTTAGAGCGTCTATCCTAGCCTACCGTAGAAGGCTGTGTGGATGTCGTCGTTTCCGTGATTACAGTAATGGGCTATTATTGAATTGCTGTAAACCCATATTCGTACATTTATTCAAATAAGACATATAAATGAGATATACCTCATATAAATAAGGGATATTATTAGGGATATCTCTAGTGATATATCTATGGGGGGTATGTAATTGTCATATAAATAAGGGATATATTGTATGTATTAGATATAGGGGGGTATGTATTCGGATATCTATTATGGTTTCCCTCTTAGCGAGGGATTAAGGATATCGGTGTTCGAAAAGAGATAGGGATACGCGCTGGCGCTCGCGTGTGTGATCTATTCCCGCGCGTGCAGGGGTGTGTGCGTGTGCGTGTGTGTGTTTCATATCTGTGCGCGTGCGTGCGTGTGCGCGAGGGGGCACGGGGGAAAGCGGGGGGCTGTTAGTGATAGATGCCCCCTCGCAATTCTATGTCATATTTTTATGATTCAATCTTTTCAGTATTACTTAGAATCTTTCTTAGAAACCTTAATTTCTTTCTTAGTAATGATCTCAGCCACTGGCTTAGGAGCGGCCTTAGCGGCTGATGCTTCCATACGGACGCGGCGTTTAGTCTTGAGTGGGTCTTTGGGCTTCATAGGAGCCTCCTGTGTGGGTGTTAGGGTAGGGTAAGCACCCACCATAGCCTAATGAGCTACAGTGGGCTTTAGATCGGCGTACAGAGGCCGTCAACGCCACATCAAGGACAGCCAACGAGATACGTCACCTGCCTTTCTGTTAAACGTAAGACTTCTGATCACGGCTAATAAAGATACGGCTACTGTGGATGTTACAAGTACCACTCCCGCGCAGAGTGAGTGTAAATGAACCACCATTCGTAAACATAGAAGAAGAAGCGACTACAGGGAAAGCAGCACTAGCTAGGACAGCAGTACCCCCTTTTAGAAGAGAGAATGTACGCTGGATGACAACATCACTCACGCCGCCGTCGTCATGTAGTTCTAATTCAATGTATTTGTCATTACCCACGTAACCTTCTGCGATAAAATCAATACGCAATGTATAGACGTCATCTAAAGCAATGGGAATGATCTTATTAGTGCTTGTATTCCACATAGAAACTGTGGCATCAGATGGGTTCTTTTCATTAGAAAGAAGACCTCCGTTGATAATCCACGGAGAGGCTACATCAGAGGTGAGTACCTGAGACGGGGATGCGTTAGTAACGCGGGAGTCCGCGAACTCAGCACAACCGCTTACCCGGATGAACTCCCCACCTCCGGCTCCGTCAGAGGTCCATACACCGCCGGGAACAGTGGAAGCGGTGTTAGCGGCCTCTACGACCTGAGTACGCGCTGTGTTAAGTGCCACAGCGTTTGTGAGCACTGCGTCAGCAGCCACTAGGTCTGTGAAGTTCGTGTCTAACTCAGCGTGAGTAAGAGCAGAGCCTTTAACAAGGCGTTGTGTAATAGCCATTCTAGGCTCCTTTTCTATTTACCGCAAGCAGCACGGAAGCGTTCAGAGAACACATCCACCTCTTGTAGCGTTAAGTCTGTGTCGGCTTGACTCACTGTCGGCAATTCTAATGCACAGACTACATCAATCGCGGAGTTGGTTGTTGTCGCGCAGGCGCTTAATAGCAGCATCGCGATCAGTAGAAACTTCGACTTCATTGACTCTCTCCTGTGCCTTGATGTACCCTTTTAGGTACTGGACCTCAGTGGATTTCTTGTTTGAACGCGCCCCGGCAGCGAATACAGCTAGGATAGCAACCACAGCAGCCCCAAACGCACTAATTATGCGTCCGAGCTTGCTTGTAATCAGCCAAATCACGTAGTAACCTGCTTTGCGTAGGCGTCAATACCGAATGCCGCAGTTGCAAACAAGAATATCGGAGTTGTGAGGTACTCAGCGATGCCAAGAACCTCTTCTTTGAAGATACTGGCTACGAATAGTACTCCAAGGAACACCAACATGCTTAAAGCGACTTCACGCTTGTATGTTTTAGGCTTCATGAAAGAAATACCTTTCGTTCGGATGCACGACGGCGCACAAGACCTTTGATTACCTTACCACCCGCCTTATTCCAGCGAGGAAACTCATCGGCAGCGCCTTTGTAGTCCCCGGCGTTGAGTTTACGGAGTAAAGTAGAGGTACGGAAGGCACCTGCACCGCAATTGAAGATAAAGGAGTTCACAGCAGCGCGTTGACCGCCTGTGAGAGGCACCTTAACGGTACGCTCTACTGCGGTAAGCACCCACTTTACATCCTCCACTAGAAAGGCGTCTGCCTCAGCTTGAGTGCATGTATCGCCTTGCTTAACGCCCTTGGTGTGGCCGTACCCGATAGTCCACACTTTAGCACTACATAAGTAGGCTTTTAGGCGGAGTCCTTCGAACTCTTTGATTAGGTCTAGTCCGTGTACCTCTGAGAGCCTCTCAGCGGCCTCGTGAGGGGCCACAGAGACTTCTGGGATAGGGATGGTAGGCTTTGCCTTCAGAAAGGCTGTGAGCAGCCCTAGAATGAGCTTAATGATCTTATCCATACTGAGCCTTGAACCCTTCTCGCATCTTAGCGACTCGCTCGTCATGAGCTTCGATGTCAGACGTGAACTGCTCTACAGCAGCACGCTTGCCTTTGATGATGTTACCTGCGTCGGCTAGTGCCTGCTCTTGAGCGGCCCTGAGCTTCGCAGCCTTAGCAGCCATAGCCTTCTGCAATTCAGCAACATTACCCTCGTGACGATCCACGGCGTATTCTTTGAACTTGTCGAGCAGATCAAGGAAGCATTCTAGCTTCTCAGCATCTGCCATGATCCGGCCTACGGAGCGTGCTGCTTCGCGGCGGAAATTAGCGGTGAAACCTCCGATGTCCTGCGGCAAGACTAGCTTGCTCTCATTCGTGATCTTAACACGAGCGGGAATTGAAGATGATTTGGCTTTAACAGTAGTTGACTTAGTTGTCATGGGTCTGTCCTATGATTACCAGCGGCGTTTCAGTGCCGCTATTGATGAGGTGTGATTAGTTGGATAGCGATTAGCCATCCCCATATTAGCAAGTGACCGGCCATTACCCAGTGGGTTAGCCATCATATCCTCGTATGCTTTGCGTTGTGCTTGGTACTTAGCTTGTTCGTCGTCTTGGCTGAGGTCTTGGACCCAGTTACGGACGGAACCTGCTAGAGCGTCGATTCTATCGTCATGGAAGAGACTACCGCGATCTCGCGTGATCTTCTCCATCTGAGAGAACAAGCTATACGAAGCACGGCGTTCTGCCGGATACTTCTGTACGGATGCCCAGTCTTTCTCGATTAGCTCTTCGTCAACGATGAAACGTCCAGAACCAATAACTGGTTCTAGTGTGTCGATGATCCTGAGTTCCTTCTGACCGCTCTCCCATACATCTTCGATCTCGCACTGGTGCTTACGAAAAAGTAGGGGTTGCCATACGTTAGATAAAGCACCGTTACCGTAGTTCTTCTCAATAGAGATACGTTCGGGTTTCCACTTAGCTGCAACTTGCGTTAGCATGTCGAGGTTGTCTTCTCCGATACCGCCCGGTACACCACCGATGTCCACTAGGAACACACGACCTGCGCTGAACTTAGTTACAGCATAAGCGGTTTCATCACCGTTCTGTCCCCCACCTGCGGGGTCAACGTACATATGTGTACCTTGGAATGCACCGAACTCATTAGAGAATCCTGCTGCACGATAGAACTTAGCATTAACTGGGTAGTCGGATGCGGTTAAAATCAGGTTAGCCGGAGCCGCCTGATGGAAGACTTGAATAGGCACGTTACCTGTAGGCACCTGCATGAAGGTCATCTTACTGAGTTTCAGAGGGAACCTGTCGGCATCTGACAACCGTGTATCCAGCATGTGCTGAAGTTGGAAGTAAGCTGCGCCTTGGTCGATCTCTTTCTTAACGAGGATATCTTCGCCTAGAATGACAGTATCTGTGGGCTTACCACGAGTACCGTCCATACCTCCGCCTCCTCTGAGGGAGGGGTCGGCTTCAAGAGCCGTGCGGATCATTGGTGCTAGGTGAGGACCGTAGTTGTCGATCTCTTCTACAGTAGGGTAACGACCCGGCCAGATACGGATGTCAAATCCACGTCCCGGTAGGGAGTTGTAGATCGAATCTACTGACTGAGGTGTACCTAGATAGATGATGTCGCCCTTAGAGTTAATGGACGTAAAGTCACGGCTGAGGTGAATCAAACGCTCACGCATCTCTGCTGTAGCTGAGTTCTTCTGGGACTCGATGTCATCCGCGATGAGAACATCTGCACGTTTACCCTGCATGTTACCTGTGATACCCATACAGGCCACAGACGGGGACTTCTCAGCGCCCTTGAGCGCGTAGTGTACGTCGAATGCCTCTACGGATGCACGGTCCCCTGCTGCCCTGTCTGGGCGTAGGCAAGAGAGTTCTTCCATACCGTTGATGATCTGAATGATCCAGTTACTGATCTCCTTAGCCATCTTGTCACCAGACGAGACGATCAGGACACGAGTAGTAGGATCGTTAATCAAGCGCCACACAGCGTAGGCGGCTGTAACTGTAGTCTTAGCCTGTCCACGCTGCGCTTGGATCATACGGTACTGATTACCATGCTGTAGGTAGTCTGCCATGTCGATCTGATTGGGAGTACAAGAGAAGCCCATCAGACCTGTGATGACGTCATACAAGAACTCATTGAACTCAGGGTATGCGTCCTGCAACAGACGTAACTGTTTCCAGCGTTCTGTTGGTGTGAGGTCCAGATGGTTATCCATCATTCACGAGCGGTAGTGTAGTTACAGTAGCTAGGTTAGGGCGGTTGCGCTTCTTAGACGCAAGGCGCTCTTCCATAGCACTCAACTCATCTAGCTGTTCAGACTCAATCGTAATTGAGTTGTCCTTGAGGAACTTAGATACTGCCCCCAGCATAGCTGGGTTAGACAGATCAGGCTTGTTCTCGTATCCTTTTAGCACTTTAGAAAAGAGCGCGGTTAGCTGATTATGCAGCTTGCCCATTGCGGGTTCGGTTGATGCTCCTTTAGCCATGATGGTCTCCTTATGAGGGTAAAATGTATCTGAGGGACATGCCGAGAGTAGCTAGTATTGTAGGTACTGTTAAGGCGATGCCTGTTAGCTTCCATTGGAAAGCCTCTACTGCCATCAACTTAGTCTGTACTTTATCAATACGCACGTCTTGTTTATCTTGTCGCACTAGAATGTGTTTGACATCACTACTGATTTCACCGAGTACACGATGTATTTCTGGGTCCGTTGCCATGTCATGCAGGCTCCTGTGTTAGAGTTTAGGGTTTAACAGGCCACACGACATCATTAGAGATACCGCATTACGGACTTGTGTGATTGTGATGCTCATTAGGAAATCCTCACAAAAAGTGTTGCAAAGTAATCATATCCGGTCGCTGAGCCACGAGAACCCATAGCCCTCCAAGTACCAGAAGCCGTTGCACAACCCGAACCGTGACCCACACTATAACCTGATGCACTTGTTACACTGTTTGTAGATTGCCCACTATATACCATAGATGACCCTGCATGAGTAGACCCCTGAATTATGCCCCTATCACGTGTCTTGTGCAGTAGATAAGCATAAGTCCCAACAGCACCTGTGTCTGTACTAGCACCAACACCAGTCAGAGCAGAGCCATCAATAGCTGGTAGTGTGCCTGTTAGGTTAGCTGCGTTTAGTGAGGAACCAGAGTGTAGAGCAGTGTTAGAAACAGTCGTAACGTCAGCCGCAACGTCTGTAACATTGGTATGCTCTACCTCATTAGTCACTGCATTCTGTCGTAGCTTTGAGAACCAGTCTGCTGCTAGTCTTGACCGTGATCTACTCATTTCCCAACTCCTGTGCAGCTAAATCTCGTGCTTTAGTCATAGCTTATTCTCCCAATAGGGTGGCTAGGTCTAGTGCCTTGAGTTCATCAGGTGTAGTAGCAGCAGCCAAGCGTGCATCGTCTGTGATGTTACGCAGTGTAGCTTTCTGTGCGGCGATAACGTCCGCGCCTGTACCAGCTTCCAGAGCCTTCATGTACTCTACATCCAGAGCATCAAGGCGTGGCTTACGTTCAGCACGGAGGTTAGCCTTCTGGATAGCCAAGGCTGCTGTCATGTCGATTTCAACAGCATCGCCATTGAAGGACCAAGCACCACGAAAGGTACGGTCTGTTGGAACTGTAAGGGATGCTGCATCACGAACATCTCCGTTGATATTGATATAAGTGGTCATGCTGCCATCTCCGTTTCAGTTTGATTGATCTTCCAAGCATTTCTAAATGATCTGTCGCTTGGTATTAGTTCTACAGGAACGATCTTCATGATGATCCTGTTACCGTTGTACTCACGCCAGACTTGTGGCGAGATGTCCTTCTTGACCAGATACTCAATAGCTTCTTCCTCGGTCATAGCTCCGATAGGTTCAGCATACGGATGCTCTTTGGGCTGTCCGTCAGGTACGTTCTGGTCACGAAGGTATGTGTCGATGGGCGGCAGTACACCGCCAGCCAGTGCAGCAGCCATCCAGTTAGGGTCAGGCACAAGCACAGCGGCAGGAGCATCAGGCTCTGCTGGGTTCTCGAACAGTACACGATACTTTGACTGCACAGGGGCAAGGCGAGACTTGGCTTCAGCTAGGCGATCCCATAGGTGGCTCATGCTAGGTCTCCCATTGCCATCGCATGAACTTGGGCATCGTCGTTTTTTGATACGTTTGCCACTAGAACGCTTGCGTTAAATGCGCTTGTTCTTACGTTTGCTCCGCCATTAAAGTGGTTGCTCAGGTTTGTTGCACCAGTAGAACCAGAAACTGCGTAGTCAGCAGCGGAAAAGGACGACGACACATTTACATCGTGATCACCAGTCCCAACGTCCGTCAGGCTTGACACGTTAAAGCTATCTCTAGCCGCAATAGTCCCAGTACCATTGAAATTAACCCAAGCCTTCGCAGACCCATTGACCACATAGCCTGTCTCGACGGTATCTGTGCCATCGGAGATGTTTGATACGTTTAATGTACTCATGCTAGGTCTCCGTGGATTGTAGTATGAACCTGATCTACATCGTACTTTCCCGTTCCAGCCAACACATACTCAAGGATATGAGAAGTAGTAGAGGGGTCTGTATTGTTTGAGATGTAGAGGTCAGCGCCGTTAGTGCTATTCTCTATGGAGGCTAAAGAAATAGCATAGTTACCGTTTGCCATCGCATTGGTGTAGGTAACAGTATAATCACCCGAAACATTATCTGTAAGACTAGAAACATTCACACTATCCCTAGCAGCAATAGTCCCAGTACCATTGAAATTAACCCAAGCGGCCGCAACGCCTGACACTGCACGACTAGCTGTTTCACCCGTGGCTTGGATGTTTGTGACCTTTAGTGTACTCATGCTAGGTCTCCGTGTGCAATAAAGCTCGCAGATGTGTCGCTGAAAACTGACCCGCTGTAGTATCTAACGGACACCAATGTGGAGGAGACCCCCGCAGTCCCTGCTGTGAGGAAACCATCACGATTCCCCCATCTCGCAATATGCTCTTGACCAAACGCAGCTAGAGGTATGTCATTAAAAGCACTTATCAAAGAGAAGTTTTTACCGTCTAGGCCATTGTCAAAGATAGACGACACATTAAATGTACCAACATTGATAGCCGTCCCTGTAGCGTCACAAACACCCCAAGCCTTCGCAGCACTCTGTTTGTACAAGTCGATGGGGCCAGTGCCAGCCGCATCACTTATTGTATTTGCTCTAATATCAGACAATGGAAAGGTTCCCTCCGCTGGTGACAGTCAGAGTAACACCAGATGCTACAGCCAAGGGGCCAGTTGCACTTGCGTTTTCATCTGCGTCAATGGTTGTGTTTGTGTTAAGGGTCTGCTCGTTGATGCGGAAGATGTCTCCTGCACGAGAACCAACTGTACCGTTGTCACCCTTGAACATGCCACCGCCTGAGACGTTAGCCACCTCAAACGTGGTGTAAGCTACAACCTCAAGGATGTCGTCTGCTGCTGCACCTGCTGTCAGGATTACATCTGAGCCGTTGCTTGCTGTGTAGTCAGCACCGTTAGCCAAGAAGATACCGTTGAGGTACACGTCCAAGAACGTGGGAGTGTAGCCCCCAGTAGCGAAGCTGGTCTGACCTGCTGTACAAGTGAAGCTATCTCGTGTCTGGGTAGCCTGTGGTACTGGCTGTGTGCCAATGTATCCTGACATTAGGAAACTCCTTTAAGGCTTCGTGGGCCATGTTACGTTGTGAGGGAAACCAGACTGTTGTGGTACATCCAAGAGAGCCTGACGGTATGTAGACCACTCAGCTTGCTTAGCGGATGTAAGGTCAGCCCAACGCAATGCGTTACCAGCGATAGCATCTACTTCTGCAAGACGAGCATTCCGATCAGAACGAACATCTGTAGCAAGTTCTGCGTCTAGCTCTGCCTGAGTAGGTGCAACGTAGGCTGCTGCATCGTCACCGATAGCCAACAACAGTTCGCCGTTGTCCACAGTGGTGTCAGTGTCTGCTGGGTCTAGCGTGTAAGGAATCCAGCCGTGGACAGGGTGTTCAATCTCACAGTCGATGCGACCATCAGAGATGTGCTTTGCGTTTCTATAGTTCATTTATGAAATCCTCAAGAATAGGGTGCTGGGGTACTTAGTGCTGAAGTAATTGGGTGCTGCCCCCATAGCCCTCCATGTACCGCTTGCTGCACTTATGCCTTCGTGCATGTAGTGACCGTTATTGGTCGTGCCTGAACTAGACAATGTACCCGAATATCTCAAATCGCTCCCTGCATAGGTCACGCCCTCCGCAAACTTGAGGTTCGCCGTAGTATGCTGTAAAAACGCATAAGTCCCAACAGCACCTACGGTTGTACTAGCACCGACACCAGTAAGAGCAGAGCCATCACCAGAGAAAGACGTGGCTGTGATTGTACCGTCTACGTCAAGATCACCCGTCATGGTATCGCCAGCTTTAGCTACAAACTCAGCATCAGCTTCAGACTGTGTGTATCCGTCTACAAGTGTAACAGATGCCTTCGATCCGATGTATCCTCCCATTAACTCTCTCCTTGTTCAAGTACCGACAAGATCACATCACAGCTAGCTGCGGTGTTGCTTGTGATGATACAGGTGTCTGTGACCTCAAGGATGATCTTGCCGTCCAGTACTGACAGAGCAGAGCCAGCAGGAATAGGTGCGCCCTTGATTAGGTAGACGCCAGCGAGTTGAACATCCACATTGATTTGACTCGCTGTGATGTTCGCTAGATTCAGACCGATTACAACGACCTCTTGTCCTGTTGCTACAGTGTGTACTGTCACAGGTGATGTGCCAACGGCACTAGATGTGTAGTTATTAAAAGCCATGATTTACCCCAGTGCGATTGCATATATGATTGCAGCATTAACTGCGGAAGCTGCGGATGCAGCGGCGTTTGTTTCTGATACACCAGCGTTAGTCTCGCTGAGAGCAGCGGCGACAGCACTAGCGTCTGCTGCGACTACATCAGCGGCTGTGTCGATGGTGTCTTGATTAGTCTGTACTAGATCAGCAGCAACTGCTAACTGGTCGAGATTAGTCTGTACTAGGTCAGCGGCAACTGCGGCTTTGTCGATACTAGTCTGTACTAGGTCAGCAGCCGTGGCCGCTGCGTCGAGGCCAGTCTGCACACGATCTGCTGCTGTAGCAATTGTATCTGCATCAGTAAGCAAGAGGTCCGCTGCGACGGCTGCGCGATCATCGGCAGTAGCCACTGTGTCTGCGTCTGTGAGTAATAGGTCTGCTGCTACTGCTGCACGGTCTGCTGCTGTAGCAATCGTGTCTGCATCAGTAAGGAGTAGATCAGCGGCAACTGCGGCTTTGTCGATAGCCACCTGTGCTGCGTCTGCTGCTACTGTAAGCTGGTCGATGTTCGTTTGAACCAAGTCCGCTGCTGTAGCTGCTGCGTCTGCATTAGTCAGTACGAGGGCTGCTGCTGCTGCGTTCTCTGATACAAGCGCTGCCGTTGCGGCTGCTGCTGCTGCTGCTGTAGACGCTGCTGACGTAGTTACGTCTGCTGCTGTTAGGACTGCATCCGCTGCTGCTGATACCTGAGCGGCTTCTGCTGCAATAGCTGCTGCTTCTGCACGGGCTGCTGATACCAACGGGCTTTCAGCACCGTCGACGCGGTTATCCACGAGTTCCTGATAAACCATCAGACCGTGCT